CATCCCGTACCCCGAGACAACCACAAGGGCGTGTCTGTTTAGATCGTAAAGCATACCCTCAAGAAAGGCAATAGCCTCTGTCTGCTGAGTCAGTAGGAACGTGCGGCCCTCAATCGTTATCATTTTCATATAACCTAGCACGCTGAAAGCTGTTCAATAAGTCCATACATTCGCGCAAGGTAGCCTTAAAATACTTTCCTGTTGATGGATCATCTTGCAGCTGATGCAAGACTCCATAAGCCTGTAGGATCTGTTCGCGGGTTGCTTTGATTGTCATAGCGAAGCCCCTATCAGATCAAAGGCTAAGACAAAACCAAATATGATACCAGTGCCTATGAAGGCTTGGAATGTTTCTCGCATATTTTTAGACATAATTTTTATTCCTATTTTATGTTTCTATTAGTTCCCCTAAGGATACCTAAGGCAACTTTAAGATATACTATTAAAGTAATACTCTAAAAGTGCCTTAGGATACCATAGGTAGATTTTAACCGCTACCTGAAAACCTGTCAAGCATTATTTTTAGTCTACCTCCATTGCGCTATAGAAAAATATTGATTGTAAAACCGTATCATCTGACAAGCAAACCGCCTTAGGGAACATCCCGTCCGCTTCTAATGCCTCACCCATGCCGTACAGGTCTACAGTATAGACTCCATCGTCTAGGTTGTCGGCTATGTGGTCTGCTATGCTGTAGCGTCCAGAGACAAAATCAAGCCAACTCAGTTCGTCGTCTGTCAGTTTGTACTGTTCCCCATCTTCTAACTGATAGTGGTAGTTCTCAAAGTCGCCGTCCTGTGCCCTTAGGCTGTCGTTAGTGTGGATCATGTTATGCTACCTCATAAAAGCAATTGACTATAAACCTATGGCGCTGATCTAGCATAAACTCCTTGTCAGCCTCATAGGTAAACCGATTGAAGTCTAAGGTGTAGCGGTTGTATCCATCCACCTCAACTTGAGTCAGTACCCTGCCATTGAAGGGCGATATTAAATCACCGTGCTTTGCTAGTTCCTGCTGTCTAGTGTCTCTCATGATATAATCCCCTTAATCTTCCGTTAATCTTTCATAAACTTCGCGCCAGTTGACTTGCGACAACGCTTCAAGAATCATATCTTGTCTAAAGAAATGATCGCTGCTTTGGGGTTGCCCTGCTTCTTCTGGGAACATGATCTCATCAACCATGTCTTTAAGCTCAATACAGGCGTCATATGAATCACCGCAGCGGCCTAGTATTTCCTGTGCGGTGTTATAATAACCCTCATCGTTGGCAATGTGTAAAATGATTGTGTCGGTTGCTAAGCTCATCTTGTGTCACTCCTATCTAGTTAATTGATGAACCTATAATATCAAATGGTTTAGACAATGCAAGCACTGATTGTTATTTATATGTCTAAACATAAGCCAGACCAATAGTAGTCTGTAGGTCTACCAATGGTTGCCAATCTATGATAGGGGATTAGGCCGCCATAGGCTCCCCACTAGCCCCACACGCCTAGCAATAAGTGTGCCAATGTTACCAATGGTATGCTTCTTGCACGTTATGCAAGACCCATGCCAACTCTGGGCCATGCAATAAGCGTGCCAATAGTTATCCACAGGTTATCCACAGGCTACCCCTAGCAACTATCATGCCAACTCTAGGCCCTGCAAGATACGTGCCAACTTTAGGCAAGCAAGAAGTGTGCCAATAGTTCCAACGGGGCCTGTTTCGTGGGGCGGGGAGGGGGGCAGCCATTGGTTATTATTAGTAGTACCACCTTAGGCACTAAAAAGAGGCATTTTGGACTCTAAATGCAACTAATTATTAGTAAATTCTGTAGATCAACTTCTTGAATCTCATAGATTTTATCAATGGTTGACTAAATGGTCAAATGGTGGGCTAATGGAAGACACAACAAGACAAATAGTTAGGGTTTCTACTAGAAAGTTCTTGACTTTTAACTAAAAATGTGCTATAATATACAGGTATACTAAGGAAGCATAAAGAGATTACTTTTAAGAAATTAATTAAAGTAATATTCTAAAGTTGCCTTAGGTATCTTAAAGTATCTCATAGCAATACTAGGAGGCAATACTTTTGCTTGAAGAAATACCCAAGAAGAAAAGGGGTAGACCTAAAAAAGTCCTTGTTGAGTCTAACAAGAAGGGTGGTAGGAATGCCGTAGGTAGGCCCAAAGGTGACGCTGCTATCATTAACGAGTACAAAGCTCGTATGTTAGCCTCCCCTAAGTCACAGAAAGTGTTGGACAGTATCATGAATGCTGCTTTGGACGATGACCATAAGCATCAAGCAGCAGCATGGAAGTTAATGATGGACAGGATGTTACCCGTAAGCTACTTTGAGAAGGATAAGCTTAATGGAGGTAGGTCTTCCATATCCATCAACATAACGGGTGTAGGTTCTCAAGAAACAACCATCACGGACAATCCTGAAGTTATGGAAGGGGAATACACAGAATATGAGTAAAGAGTTTAAGTATTTTACTTATGAAGAGTTTGACTGTCAAGAGACAGGTAAGAATGAAATGTCCATAGCTTTTATTCATCGTTTGGATGAACTAAGAGAAAAGTGTGGTTTCCCCTTTACTATCACCAGTGGCTATAGAGATAGATCTCATAGTGTAGAAGCTAAGAAGTCCACTGTAGGTCAGCATGTCTTAGGTGTGGCTGCTGATATAGCTGTAAAGGACGGTAATCAAAAGCATGTGCTTATTAAACATGCTATGGAAATGGGCTTTAAGGGCGTAGGGGTTGCTAAGACCTTTATTCACGTTGATGACAGAAGGGGTGTCCCTGTGGTTTGGTCTTACTAATTAATGTCTGATCAACAACTAAACATAGAGTTATTACCGTGGCAGCAGGAGGTCTGGGAAGATTCCACACGCTTTAAGATAGTGGCTGCGGGTAGACGTACAGGTAAGTCCAGACTTGCAGCGTGGTTATTGATTGTTAATGCCTTACAGACTGACAGAGGTACTGTCTTTTATGTCGCCCCTACGCAGGGTCAGGCTAGGGATATTATGTGGGAAACCCTAATGAGCTTAGGGCAACCCGTCATAGCGTCCAGTCACATTAACAATTTACAAATAAAATTAGTAAACGGTGCTACAATCTCCCTAAAGGGTGGGGACAGACCTGAAACTATGCGTGGTGTGTCTTTAAGGTACTTAGTCTTGGACGAGTACGCAGACATTAAGCCTGACGTATGGGAACAGATCCTAAGACCAGCCCTAGCTGACCAAAAGGGTCATGCACTATTCATTGGAACCCCTATGGGGCGTAATCACTTCTATGACTTGTATCAGTACGCAGAACTAAGTGACGATGAAACGTACAAAGCATGGCACTTTACCAGCTATGACAACCCATTACTAGACGAAGAAGAGATAAATACAGCTAAAAAGTCCATGTCCAGCTATGCCTTTAGGCAGGAGTTTATGGCTTCCTTTGAAGCCAAAGGCTCAGAGATGTTCAAAGAGGACTGGGTTACTTTTGCTGATAAAAAACCAGAACACTACGATTGTTACATCTCAGTGGATTTGGCGGGGTTTCAAGACGTATCTAAGAAGAAGTCTAAAAACACTCGTCTTGATAATACAGCCATTGCGGTAGTCTTTGTGAATGAAGACGGTTGGTACGTAGAGAACATTATCTATGGCAGATGGACTCTGGACGATACAGCACAGAAGATCTTCCAAGCCGTCAGGGACTACAAGCCAATCTCAGTGGGTATTGAGAGGGGTATAGCAAAGCAAGCGGTTATGTCTCCCCTAACGGACATGATGAAGCGTAACAGCTTCTTCTTTAGGGTTGAGGAACTAACTCACGGCAACCAAAAGAAGACTGACCGTATCATGTGGGCCTTACAGGGTCGCTTTGAGAATAATATTATACAGTTAAGCAAAGGAGAGTGGAATAGTCGTTTCTTGGACGAACTCTTTCAGTTCCCAGACCCGCTAACTCACGATGACTTAGTGGACGCCTTAGCTTACGTGGATCAATTAGCCAAAGTTGCTTATGCAGGGGACTTTGAGCAGTACGATGATTTTGAAACCTTAGACTCCGTAGCAGGATATTAAATATATGGAAGATTACAACGAAGAACACAAGCCGTTGATGATTGATGAGGCTTTGGAGGATTGGGTCATTACTAAATGTGACTCATGGCGGGATCACTTTGAAGCCAACTATGCACAGAAGTTTGATGAATACTATCGCCTTTGGCGTGGCATCTGGGCGCAGGAAGACGTAACCAGAGAGTCAGAGCGTTCTCGCATCATTAGCCCAGCCCTACAACAAGCCGTGGAGAGTTCCGTTGCGGAAATTGAAGAAGCAACCTTTGGAAGAGGAAAGTTCTTTGACATCACTGATGATGCTAACGATCCTGACAAAGCTGACATTGTTTATCTTCGTAATAATCTGCATAAGGACTTTGAGAAGACTAAGGTTAGAAAAGCTGTTGCGGAGTGTCTTATCAATTCCGCTGTATTTGGTACAGGGATTGCGGAAGTTGTTCTTTCCGATGAAAAAGAAATGATGCCAGCCACCCAGCCCATTATGGGAGGGGATTTAACCGCTGTGGGTGTTAATATTGTTGACAGGACTGTCTGTCGCCTACGCCCCGTAATGCCTCAGAACTTCCTTATTGACCCCGTAGCCACCTCCGTGGAGGACGCTTTAGGCGTTGCTGTGGATGAGTTTGTCTCCGCACACACCGTTGAGCAGCTACAGGAAGCTGGGGTTTACAAGAAGTGTCACGTAGGTTCAGCAGCCCCTGACTTTGACATTGAGCCAGATCAAGACCTAACCACCTACGCAGACGACAAAGTACGTCTTACTAAGTACTATGGGTTAGTACCTGCTTACTTGTTGGCTGACGCTCAGGCTCAGTTAGCTAAGAGTAATGATGATGACGACGATGACGTTGCTGAAGAAATCGTTGAGATGGACGGTGAGCTGGAAACTGATTCAGAAGAGTACTACGTAGAGGCCATCGTGGTTATTGCCAATGGCGGTATTCTTCTCAAAGCGGAAGAAAACCCCTACATGATGCAGGACAGACCCATCGTAGCATTCCCATGGGACGTTGTACCGTCTCGCTTCTGGGGTCGTGGAGTCTGTGAGAAGGGCTACAACAGCCAGAAGGCGCTGGACGCAGAGATTAGAGCACGTATTGACGCTCTGGCCCTTACAGTCCATCCTATGATGGCTATGGACGCTACACGTATCCCCAGAGGCTCTAAGCCTGAGGTACGTGCGGGTAAGCTTATCCTGACCAATGGTAATCCAGACGAGATCCTAAAGCCCTTTAACTTTGGTCAGGTCAGTCAGATTACCTTTGCACAGGCTGACGCATTACAAAAGATGGTACAAACCGCTACAGGAGCCATAGACTCTGCGGGTATCTCAGGGAGTATTAACGGTGAAGCAACGGCTGCTGGTATTAGTATGTCTCTCGGTGCTATTATTAAGCGCCATAAGCGTACACTGATTAACTTCCAAGAGTCCTTCCTAATCCCCTTTGTAACCAAAGCTGCACATCGATACATGCAGTTTGACCCAGAGCACTATCCTGTCTCTGACTATAAGTTTAATGCTACGTCCACTTTGGGCATCATGGCGCGTGAGTACGAAGTAACACAGCTTGTACAGCTCCTACAGACCATGAAGGCAGACTCTCCGCTGTATACGTCTTTGATTAGCGCAATCATTGATAACATGAACCTGTCCAACCGTGAAGAGCTGATGCAACGCCTAGAGCAAGCAGGACAGCCCACTCCAGAGCAGCAGCAGGCCCAACAAGCCACGCAGCAGGCTCAGATGGAGTTCCAGCAGTCTCAGACAGCGGCCCTCTCAGGGCAAGCTCAGGAGTCTCAGGCAAGGGCGCAGAAGATTGCTATGGAAACACAGCTTATGCCTCAGGAGCTTGAGATTGATCGCATGAAGGCCGTGACGACTAACTTAAAGTCTGGCACTGAGGACGACAAAGAGTTTGAGCGTAGACTTAAAGTAGCCGATATGCTGTTAAAAGAGAAGTCTATGAAAAAAGCTGCACCTAATAACACTATCCCAATGCAACCAAGAGGGCCAAATGGTCAGTAACAGAGAACTAGAAGAAATCGTAGCACAAGTTAATCGTAACTTTGCTTTACTTTTTGAAAGACTGGAGGTTTTAGAAAGTGCCGAAGAAGAAAGACTCAAAGCTGGAAAGGGCGGGAGTAAGCGGTTACAACAAGCCAAAGAGAACGCCTAACCATCCAACTAAGTCCCACGTAGTCGTTGCCAAAGAAGGTGACAAAACAAAGACAATTAGGTTTGGACAGCAAGGTGTGAGTGGTGCGGGTAAAGCCCCTACAACTGAGAAAGAGAAAGCCAGACGCAAATCATTTAAAGCTCGTCATGCGGCAAATATTGCAAAAGGTAAAATGTCAGCGGCTTATTGGGCCAACAAGGAGAAATGGTAATGCCAAAAGTAGGTGGAAAAAGCTATAGTTACGACAAAGCTGGTATGGCGGCTGCTAAGAAAGCAGCTAAGAAGACTGGTAAGAAGATGACAATGGCAGGCAAGAAGACTAAAAAATAGCTTGACTTTTTGTCTAAAATATGGTATAATATACCTGTACATTAAGTACACAACTTTAATCTGTCCTTTAAAGGAGAAACAGTGAACGATCAAGAATTTGAAGACTATACCAGAAGTATGCAAGAAATGTTCCGAAGCTCAGGCTGGGAGTATTTCTTAAACGATCTCAGAGGAAGCGTCCCAAACGTCAACTCCGTTGAGGTCACTAAAGACTTAACAGACTTATTCTTTCGTAAAGGTCAGCTTGCAATCATGGCTAATGTTCTTAACCTTGAAGCACAGCTAGAAAGCGTTATTGAAGAACGCAATAACCCACAGGACAACGATCAGGAGGAAGCCGCTTAATGCGTCTTCTTTTTGACTTCAGATGCCCTGACAATCACGTTACGGAGGCCCTAGTAGCCTCCGACGAGACAGAACACACCTGTGGTTTATGTAATAAAATTGCAACTAGAATCATATCTCCCGTTCGTTGCTCACTTGACCCCATTAGTGGGGACTTTGTAGGTGCTACTATGAAGTGGGCTAAACAACGCGAACAGAAGATAAAACTAGAAAGAAAGGCAAACTCGGAGTAGACCTTTCTTATACAAACCATGTCACTCCATAATACGTTAGTACGGAGATTTAATAATGGCTACACTCTTAGATGAGCGTCTTGATGACGAAGAACAACCAGACGAAACTGAACAGGCTGGTGATTTTAAAAATGACCCTGTAGAGCAGGAAACTCAATCAGAAATCCCAGACAAGTACAGAGGTAAATCCGCAGAAGATCTTGTACGGATGCACCAAGAAGCTGAAAAGCTCTTGGGCCGTCAAAGCTCTGAAGTAGGTGAACTAAGACAGGTTGTTGATAGTTATATTCAGACACAACTCTCAAACCAACAAGCACCACAACAACAAGAAACTGTTGATGAGGTGGATTTTTTCTCGGATCCAGAAGAGGCCGTTAAACGGGCTATTGATAACCATCCAAAGATCAGAGAAGCTGAGAACATCAGTAAGCAGTACCAAAAGACCACTGCCCTGTCTCAACTTCAACAAGATCATCCTGACATGCAAAACATTTTGTCGGACGATAAATTTGCGGAATGGATTAAAGGCTCAAAGATACGGACTCAACTGTACGTACAAGCAGACAAGCAATACGACTATGAAGCTGCACACGAACTGTTTACCCTTTGGAAAGAACGTAAGCAAGTCGTACAACAAACAGCTAATGCTGAAAAGCAAGGTCGTAAGCAAGCTGTAAAGAACGCATCAACTGGTTCAGCCAGTGGTAGTTCTGAAACGAAAACGAGAAAGATTTACCGAAGGGCAGACATTATTAAACTTATGCGTACAGACCCTGAGCGGTATCAATCATTGTCCGATGAGATTATGAAGGCTTACCAAGAGGGGAGGGTACGAAACTAATCTATTAAGGAAAAAATATTATGGCTACTTCAGTATGGCCCAGCCAAACAGGTGCAGTAGATAATGCTCGCGCCGCAACGTTTATCCCCGAAATTTGGAGTGACGAGATTGTCGCTGCTTATCAAGCTAACTTAGTACTTGCTAATCTCGTTAAGAAGATGGCAATGACTGGTAAGAAAGGGGACACCATCCACATTCCTAAGCCTACCCGTGGCGTTGCTACTGCTAAAGCAGCAAAGACCGCTGTAACGATTCAGGCAGACACTGAGAGTGAAGTACAAGTCGTTATTGACAAGCACTTTGAATACTCTCGCATGATTGAAGACATCACCGAAGCACAAGCTTTGTCTTCACTACGACAGTTCTACACTGGTGACGCAGGGTACGCCCTTGCCAAGCAAGTGGACAACGACCTCTTCACTTTGGGCAAGTCCTTTGGTGACGGTGACGGTTCTGACTGGACTAACAGTGCTACGTTTATTGTTAATTCAGGCGGTACTGGTGTTGAAGCCTATGCAGGCGCAGGTACTGTAAACGCATTTACTGACGCTGGCTTCCGAGCTTTGATTCAGAAGATGGACGATGCAGACGTACCGATGGACAACCGTTCATTTGTTGTACCTCCTTCACTGCGTAATGCAATCATGGGTGTTGAGCGTTATGTGTCTTCTGACTTTGTTGACGGACGCAGCGTACAGAACGGTAAGATTGGTAACTTGTACGGCATTGACGTATTCACCACCAGCAACTGTCCTTTGACGTACACCACGACTGTTAAAGCTGCCTTCCTTGTCCATAAGGACACGATGGTTATGGCTGAACAGCAGGGCATCCGCTCACAGACTCAGTACAAGCAAGAGTTCTTGGGTACGCTTTATACCGCAGACACGCTCTACGGTGTTAAGACGTTACGACCAGAATCAGGTTTTGTATTGGCTGTAGCCGCTTAATCTATAAAAATATGTGTGAGGGAAAGCCTTAGGGCAAGTACCTCACTTTTTATTCATTTATTTTTTTAGTAACAGCGGAGAGCAAGTATGGCGATATTTAGAGGGGACGGAGGATCTGGAGATAGTTCTACGGATGCCTACGCCAGTCAAATAGCAGTCTACGCTCAAACTGCTACTACAAAAGCAAATGAAGCATCAGCTTCTGCAAGCGCAGCGGCCATAAGTGCAACTAACGCTGCTATCAGCGAGGTAGGGGTAGACGCAGACGCACTTGCAGCAGCCATCAGCGCCACCGCAGCGGAAACTAGCGCAACCAATGCTGCATCTTCGGAAACTAACGCTGGCAATAGTGCAACCGCCGCCGCAACCAGTGAGACCAACGCAGCCACAAGTGCGACTAATTCAGCAACCTCTGCAACCGCCTCAGGAACGTCAGAGACTAACGCAGCGGCTAGTGCTGCCACAGCTACTACTAAGGCTTCAGAAGCCGCCACAAGCGCCTCAGATGCGTCTGGAAGTGCTACAGCGGCCAGTACTAGCGAAACTAATGCAGCAACCAGCGCCACTAACGCTGGGACAAGTGAAAGTAACGCTTCCACCAGTGCCTCCACAGCGTCAACTAAGGCCACTGAGGCAGCTTCCAGTGCTACTAACGCAGCAACGAGTGAAAGCAATGCGGCTACCTCAGAAACCAACGCAGCGTCCAGTGCCACCAGTTCAGCGGGTAGCGCCACTACAGCTACAACCAAAGCATCAGAGGCAAGCACAAGCGCAACCAACGCTGCAACTTCGGAAACAAACGCAGCGACTTCCGCTACTAATGCTGGCAACTCTGCAACGGCTGCTTCTACGTCTGAAACTAATGCTGCTACTTCCGAGACCAACGCTGCAACCTCCGCAACCAACGCATCTAACAGTGCAACAGCGGCGGCTACAAGTGAAACAAATGCAGGTACAAGCGAAACTAACGCAGCAGCCAGCGCAACATCAGCAGCAGCTTCGGCAGCCGCAGCAGTAGCTACTTTATCAAACTTAAACGCAGACAACATGACAACTGGTACGCTCTTAGGCGGCACTTACTAACAAGGGAATTAAACAATGGCTACAACAATTGTAACTAAAAGCGGCTCAGGTGCTCCCACAGCCTCCGATTTGGTAGCTGGAGAGCTTGCCGTAGACTTAACTAACAAGAGACTGTACACGGAAGACTCAGGTGGTACTGTTCTTGAACTTGGAACTAACCCTGCATCAAACGTAACCTTTGGGGACAACACTAAAGCCATCTTCGGCGCTGGCAGCGACCTACAGATTTACAGCGATGGGACTCAGAGCTATATAAGCGACCAAGGAGCTGGAAGCTTATTTATCAGGTCTGGTAGCAATATTTACGTTCAAAACGCGGGAGGCACAGCGAACTACTTTAAAGGCACTGATGGCGGTGCGGCAGAGTTGTTCCACAATGGCTCTTCAAAACTAGCCACCACAAACACAGGCATTGATGTCGCGGGTTCGGTCACGGCGGAGTCTTTGGGTATTGGTACTAGTTTGCCACGCTCCCTTATAAACGCATCTTCTGCTACAGGCGCAATACTAACCTTAGAAAGTAGCGACACATCATTAGGGGAAGGTGACGTTGTTGGTCAGATTAACTTTTACGCTAATGATGCGTCTACTAACTCCACAGGTAATAAAGCGTTTATCAAAGCGTATTCAGAAACAGCAGGTGGGAATAAAGTAGGTCTTGAATTTGCAACGTCTGGTAGCAATTCTGCTACTGGTGTTACCGCAATGACCATAGACTCAGACGGAGACATCAGCTTCTACGAGGACACAGGCACAACGCCAAAGTTTTATTGGGATGCTTCGTCGGAGTATTTGGGTATTGGCACAGACTCGCCTACCCAACCATTAAATGTGCTTGTCCCAGACAACTCTGGAGTACAAATAGAATCTGCCGCAGGACACAAAGCGTATCTTTTCTTTGGCGATGAGGCTTCTAATACAGTGGGACGTGTTGGGTATGACCACGCTACAGACACTATGGGTCTTTGGACAGCTAGTGCAGAAGTCGTCGTCATTGATTCATCAGGCATTGATGTCACGGGTTCGGTCACGGCGGATGGGCTTATTGTTGATGGTAATGGTTCTACTACTGGCGTTTTGACGTTAGGTAGTGCTGGGGTAGCAAATGCTTTTATAAATTCAGCAGATTCACTGTACATAAACATTGATTCAAATAATGACCAATCTGGAGGAAATGACTTTCAAATTGCGAGAAATAGTACAGGCACAGCTGGTCAAAAGATTTTTTTAGCTGGAGAAAACGGAGACATCAGCTTCTACGAGGACACGGGCACGACTCCAAAGTTTTACTGGGACGCTTCGGCGGAGTCTTTGGGAATCGGGACGACGCCAGATGCAGCTTTGCACGTCGTAAGTTCCACCGTTGCTGAGTTTAAGGTTGGAAACATAGGCCCATCAAATAACTCTGCTATCAGAGTTTCTAGGAATGACACTACAGTAACGACTGGTAATCCTTTGGGTTACTTAGAGTTCGGAGGTAACGATAGCACATCAAACCTAGATACAGCTTTTGCCTACGTAGGAGCTGAGGCTTCTGGGACACACGCCGCTGGCAATAACCCCACTGAATTAGTTTTTGGAACTACTGATAATAATGCAGGCGCTCCAGTAAAACGCATGACCATCGATTCCAGCGGTCGCGTGGGTATTGGTACGGATTCGCCAAGTGAAGAGCTTACAATCAGGTCATCTGTGCCTAAAATTCAAATAGAAGATAGTGATGGAACTAATCAATATGGTCAGTTTTATCATTCAGCAGGAATTACAGCAATTTTAGCAAGAAATGATACTTCTGATGGGACTATAGTATTCCAAAAATATGATGGTACTACGACTGATGAAACCATGCGCATCGATGCCTCGGGCAATTTATTGGTGGGGACTACTGTTTCAGGTGGTGTAGGTGCAACAATATATAACCCTGCCGGTGTTGGCCGCATAGACTTAAATAAATCATTCAGCGGCGCTGCGACTGCTATGGGCTTCTATTACAATGGTGGTCAAGTTGGCTCTATTACTTATACTGATACATCAACATCCTTCAACACCTCATCAGACCAACGCCTTAAAGAAAACATTGCAGACGCACCTTCTGCTTCTGATGACATTGACGCTATCCAAGTACGTTCGTTTGACTGGAAAGCTGACGGCGAGCATCAGAAGTACGGCATGATTGCACAAGAGCTGCAAACTGTTGCACCAGAGGCTGTGAGTGGAAACGCTGACTCAGAAGAAATGATGGGCGTTGACTACAGCAAGCTAGTTCCAATGATGCTCAAAGAAATCCAAAGCCTACGCGCACGAGTCGCACAACTAGAATCTTAACAGGAGACAAAAATGACAACTTGGACAATTTCAACCTTAGAACGTGAACTCAGTGACGACGGCGTAGTCGTTGCCCACTGGCGAGCTACAGCAGTAGACGGCGATCACTCTGCTACCAACTACGGCACTTGCAGCTTCACACCAGATCCGTCTAGCCCTGACTGGGTGGCCTATGATGCCATTTCAGAGGACTTAGCGCTTTCATGGTGCTTTGACTCAGGTGTTGACAAAGACGCCATAGAAGCGTCCTTAGCGGCTAACATTGAAGCGCAGAAGAACCCAACGCAAGCCACGGGAGTACCATGGTAATGATGATATTAGATTATTTAAACGCTCTCACAGCCCTTGTAACGGCCTGTAGCGCCATTACGGCACTTACTCCTACTCCTAAAGATGACAAGATCATTGGCAAGTTGTACAAGCTGCTGGAAGTAGGCGCATTGGTTATTGGTAAGGCTAAACGATAAATGCAGGAAGAAGCAAAAGTCGCAGTGGACGCACTGGCGGTAACTACGACAGTGTCCACCCTAATGGGCTGGATACCTGCTGTGGCTGCTGCTTTGAGCATTATATGGACTGTCATTAGGATCTTTGAGACGGAGACAATACAAAACTTAATCCATAAAAAGAAGGACTCTTAATGTGGAGTACATTGATCTTATTGGATCAATCTGGCCCATCTTTGTGGGCTTTATTGTGCTTGTCCTTACATTGGGTAGGCTAATGTCTCGTATGGACGTAGTGGAAGAAAAGCTTAAAACTTTGTTTGACCTTTGGAATAATCGTAATGGGTAAAAGAGCGCCAACACAGACAGTTAAGACTGGTCAAGACATTACTGATAGTTTGTTGGATGCCGAATACGCTAAAACTGCTCAAGCATGGTGGGACGTTAGAAGACCTGATGTTTTCTTTGGTGTGCAGGGTGAGCGTAATGTTACACAACAAGCCAATGCCGATAGATTTATTAATGAGTGGGAAGAAGTCTCAGACAACAGCAGGACTTCCAGAAGCACCTTAAACGGTTTAATAGACGGTACTTATGATGCTAGTTTAGTAGCCGACAACTGGGGTTCTAACACATCTTTAAGTGGCTTAGAACAAGTAAAGAGTTACTCAGACACCATAGGTGAATACAGTGGTGACTTTGGGGCTTACTTGCGTCAAGAGTGGGATAACTTTAACACTTCTCAGGGTGTGGACTTAGGTAGTCTAAATACCTCTCCAACAATAGGAACTGTAGCCTCAGACGGCCCTAGTGGGCGAGCGTCCATTGAGACTCCTGAAAGATTGTCCATGCAGTCTTATAATGATGCTATAATTGCCGCTGCAAAAGAAGCTGATGTACCTTTGGGCGTTGATTCTCCTGATGGTGCTTACTATGAATTAAATTATGGTCAGTTTGATGATGTACCTTTAGGTGGTTACAAGCAAGTAAGAGAACCTTCCAGCATAGGCCCTAATGAGTTTTTAGAGATGGGCGCTAAGTTTTTATTGTCTACTATTGTTACTGGAGGCATTGGTGGTCTTATTAAAGGGCTTGCGGCAGGAACAGGTGCTGTTGCAGGAGCTTCCGCAGGAATTCAAGGAGCTTTTGCTAACTTAGCCAGTATGGCTTCTAATTTAGCTGACTTACCTGCTAATATAGTAAAAGCTATTACTGATCCTTTAGGTGGCGTACCCGCTGCTGATGGAGGATTAATTTTTAACTTTGAAGCTGCTGGAAACGCAATAAACGACATTATAAAGTTAAATGACTTTGTACAGGATGAGTCAGTAGTTAATTCAGAAGATCCTGAAGCTATTATTACTAATCAAAACGCTCTTAATACTGTTTTGGAAGACGGCGTTCAAGCTGGTTTAGACATTGTAGAAGCAATTAAAGAAGAACAAAAAGAAGAAACGCCTCCACCAGAAGACATAATAACAGAAAAAGAGTTTGTACTAACTGAAGGCCCAGAGCTAGAAGAAGCTCCTGTTTTTACAACTGAAGAGGGAAGTACTCGCGTAGTAGACCCTATAGGTTCCGTTGGTAATGCAGAAGTAGAAGAAGTAGTATCTTTAGACGCAGACCCAGACTTAATGGGCGATGCAGAACTTGAAGCCGAAACAGAGTTTGTACTAACTGAATCTGAGCCTTTACCAGAACTCACTACAGGTTCTTCTACGGAAAGTACAAGAGTTGTAGACCCTGTAGGTTCCGTTGGTAATGTAAGCGCAGGCCCTACTCAAAGTCAAATAACTGGCAAAGCAGCTACAAATAAAGTTTATGACAAAGAAGGAAATCTTTTTAGTTTAACTTATGACGGAGAAGTCTATAAACAAGATGATAGTGGTCAATGGGTAGTACAGGATAGTCAAGAAGTTATAACTAATGGCGAAGAAGTTTCTATTCTTCCAGCAACATTTGTTGAGGAAACCATAGGTGACGAAGCTTATACTACTGAAGAGCTTAATACTTTACCAGTAGTTGAAGAAGTAGTATCAATAGATGAACTAGAAACAGAGCTTGAACCAATTGATGATACTGTAGAGGTACAAGTAGAAACTCCAGATCTTACACAAGTAGAAACTGTAG